AATTGTTGAATACACTGGCCCTGTCCTTAACTTTAATGGAGATGAATACGTTCCAAAATCTGCTGTGCCTGAAATAATTAATACTGCTGCAAGACAAGGTGGTGAAGCTGGCAAGACAAAAGCTATTTCAGCATTAAGAAATTCTCGCAGTCAACGTGCATCATTAGGTTTATGAGTATTACATATCTAACTACTTTTCTTAAACTTGAAAATCCTACAGATTCTAGTGGTCATAAGCATTTTCAAAACAGTGTCAGAGGTGATATGAACACAACAACTGCTGCATCAAATCAGATAACAAAAGATGGTGTGAAGTTTAATTTTTTACCTTTTATATATCAAGGTGCTGCAAAAACAAAATCTGGTGACAACTTAGAAGCCCAAATAATTCTTGCCAATAATTCTGTTGCAATGAATCATGTAAAACAGGCTTTACAGGATAAATGTAATGTTGTTGTACAAGTTTGTAAGATGACTGAGAATTTTACTGTTAATCAAGTTTTAACAACAGAACATTGGCTTCTGGCTTCTTTTGCTTATGATGCTACGACAATAGAAGTTTTACTAAGCAGTTCTATTGATGCGGTTGGAACTACTGCTCCCAACAGAGTTTTTACAGAAAATATTGTTGGATTTTTACCTCGTACTGGTAATATCCAAACCTTATGAAACCACATCAGCTTATTGGTTTACGATATAGGTTAGGTGCTGATCCTGACAGACATCAGGCAGCAGATTGTGTTTCTTTAGCAAGACATGTTTTAAAATATTACGGTATTAATTCACCAGAACCTACAAGAGATTGGTATAGAAGAGTAAGACGAAAAGATTTTTCTATATTTAAAGAACAATTAGAAAATTGGGGAAACGAGACAAATGAGTTTAAAATAGGTACAGTAGCATTATGCAAATCTAGTATTGGATATGGTCTTGCTGTTTACTGGGAAAATGGATGGCTGAATTGCGGAGAGCAGGTGGTTCGATGGAACCCCATAGACAGCTTGGCTATAGAAAAATATTATTACCCTTCGAGCAGGAACTTTGTCAGCAGTTAAGTATTAGTGAAGAAGAATATTTTGAATTTTTAAAATATACATCAAGTCTTAACGGTAATAGACCAAGAGAGTATGACAATATTCCATACATTGTTAACATGCCACAGGCATTAGGTCTCATAGCAGCAGGAGGTGGTTTAACTACTTTTGGTCAGATAGTCGTTGGTGTAATACTTACTGCTGTATCTTATTTTCTCACCCCAAAACCAAAACCTCCCAAAGCCTCTGGTGCAGCAAGCCTTACAACACCAGGGCAGCAGGGTGTAAGAAGATTTGCCCCTCAGACAGGATTTGATTCCGTACAGGAGCTTGCAGAGTTAGGTGCTGTTATCCCTTTGGTTTTTGCTAAGTATCAAGTTTTAGATAGTGTTCAAGATAATGATCAAACTAAACATGGTGGTATCAGAGTAAATACACAATTACTTTGGTCACAAATGAGAAGTTTAGGTAAAGGACAGCAAATAAAAGGAATATTTAATCTATCTTCTGGACAACTTGGTGATCGTCCTGATTTCAATGGTTTTGCTATTGGTGATGTTCTTTTAAAAAATTATTCAGAAGGTAAATTTAGATTATTTTGGTATGACGGTGGTGAAAATGGAGATGGTAGATTTAAAAATTCAACACATAAATATCCTCAGGGAACTTTAGAAATAGAAAGAGATAGAAATGGGAATATTAGGTCTGATGATATTGCTTTACCTTTAGTTGACAATGATAGAACTCAGGGTTTTGTTGATGATACTTTTTGTGGTACTCGAACTCCTTCTACACAAAATGTTTTTGGTGCGTATAACCCTGTACCAAATAGTATGAGATTTATGCTTCCTTATGAATTAGTAATTAAACAAGACAATTTAGAGGGTGATATTGAAAAGAAAACTGTTATCAAAAGAGAAAAAATTCAAACAAATTTTCCTCGTTATCAAGCTATAGTTGATGTTAATGGTAATACATCAACAGGAACATTTAATGTAACCAAAGATAATTTAGTTACTTATCAGATTGCAAATTTTGATCCTAATAATGAGTTTGATTTTAGCGATTGGGGTTCTGAAGATGTTGCTTCCTCTATTAATTCTGATCGAGAAAATACAGATGATACTTTAGCTATTGGAGAGCAATATCTAATAGGAACAGCTAAAGGTATTTTAATTAGTAGTGAAGTAGAAGGAAAAGATAATATATGGGAAAAAGGTAAGACTAAACAGTTTACATTTAAAATCACCGAACCTGGTGAAGTTCAGGTTAAACCTGTAAAGGGTGCACATAATCCTTTTGAAACTTTATTAATACAAAAATGTGCAATCGGTATTGTCACTAATAGCTACAAATGTGATGCCACAGAAATAGGTATAAAATCAGTTGTTAATAAACAAATTACAAGTTTTACAAATGTAAATAGTCATCCTGGATATTGGCAATATTACGGTGCTCCTGATAATGCTGGTATAGATGGTGTTGTTCATGATTATGAAAAGAAAAATGGAAATATTTCTTTAGGACAATTAAGTAAATATGTTAAAAGGTTTAGTTTTTTTAAATTGTATGCAAGAACAGTGGGTGAAAACGATTGGAAACTAATCTCAACAAATATTTTTGCTGTTTTAGGAAGAACACCACAACCTCAGTACAACTTTATAAGAGTAACTCATTCAGAGGCAGAATTAAGAGAGTTTAAATTAGAACCTTGTCCTGGAAATAAAGTGAAAGAGCAAGTTAGTACTTCAGATTCTGTAAATATTAATTTATTAACTGGGTCAACATTAGTCTCTACTGGTGAAATTATTGAAGGTTATGGTGTATTTTTTAATGGTAAATCAGATTATAGATTAACTGCTAATAGAGCTAGTAACTCTGAATGGTTTTTAGGTGAAATCCCTTTAGAAGATGAAGTAGGAGGAGGTAAAGTTTTAGCGTTTAACCAAAATGCTGTTGGTACTGTTCCAATGAAAGATGTTCTTGAAATGGTAGATGGTTATCCAAAACGTATTAGAACTAAAAGAGCATATTATTTTGTAGATTTTGAAGATGAAGATTCAGATGATTTAACTTATTATGACGGAGGTCGTGTTCCTTTAGATAGGACAGAAAGTTCAACTTTAGTTAAAAATGGATTTACATATAAAAGAGGTACGCAACAGTTTGATGAAGAAGATGATCGTTTTTTTGGTCCTTTTAGTATTGAAAAATATAGAACAATAACAATAGAAGAAGATCAAGTTACTGGTTATCCAAAAACTATAAGCCCTTCTGGAGGTCAGGGTAGTGGTTTGCAGGTGAAAATTGAGTTATGGCCTACTGGTGAAAAAAGGTGGTCGATTACATCACAAGGCACAAATTACAAAGAAGGTGATAAAGTTGATCTTGTTTTTCCAGGTGTTGAAACTATACAAGTAACTTGCACTGTTGATACTGGAGCTTTTGTAACAGAACCTTGGCCTCAAGGACAGAACTTGAATCCTTTTGATGCAATAGCAGATTTTATTAAATTTGATGCAGAACGACCCTCCCACTTAGATCAACCAGAACATCAAATAACTTATGTAAACGAATTTGTTTATAACCAGCAAATGAAATATACAAGATTATCAAATGTTGGTTTAAAAATGAATAGTTCTAAAGAATTTCAAAACTTTTCTCAACTATCTGTATATGTTAAAAATGGAATAAAAGTTAAAAATTTAATTAATGGAACGACTGAATCTTCAAGTCTTTTTCCTAATATTGCTTTTCATTTGTTAACAGATAAAACAAATGGAGCAGGTAATCTTATTGGTTCTTCTCAGATAAATGAATTAGATATGACTAAAGCTGCAAAGTTTTGTCAAGAAGAAAAATTATTTTGGGATGGAGTTGTTACACAAAAACAAAATATACGAGAGTTTATCTATCAAAATGCTGCTTTTTGTTTACTTGATTTTACTATTAAAGGTGGTCAGTTCTCCCTCGTTCCAACCCTCCCAACAAAAGATGATTTTTCCATAGATTATGAAGTTAAGGGTAAAAATTTAGTAAAAGCTTTATTTACTGATGGAAATACAAGAAATTTAAAGGTTAGTTTCTTATCTCCTGAAGAGAGACAACTATTTCAAGCAAGAATTATATTCAGAGAAGAAGTTGAAAATGGATTTGCAAAGACAAAGGTTATAGATAAAAGATTCAGAAAAGAATTTGGAGGTAGTGATAACGATCCAAGAGAAGTATTTGATATGTCAAATTTTTGTACTTCTGGGGATCATGCTACATTATTTGCTTGTTACGCTTTGGCTGTAAGAAAGTTTGTAGATCATGGAATAAGTTTTGAAACTATTCCTGATTCTGCAATGTCTTTAGAACCAGGTGATTACATAAGAGTATTTTCAGAGGTAACACATAATGATCGTTTTGAAAATGGATATATAAGTGGTGATGGTGTCATACAGTCACAGGGGTCTTCTAATCCTGTTGGACAAAGAATATTCTATTGGAAAGCTTTTAATGATGATGGAAGTGAATTTGGTGATCCTAGAGATGCTACTTTAACTGCTGATACTAATGGCCTAGCTTCGAGTCAATTTAGAAATGCTGTTTTCACGATAGAAAAAACTGAGAGTTTAGATAGAATATATAGAGTTGAATCTATAACCTATACGGAGGAAGGTTTTGTGTCAGTAACAGGAACTCATCAACCTGTTAAAGGTAATGAAGACGGATCAAGTCGTAGTGGTACATTAAAGGTATTGGATGTTATGTCAAATAGTACAACTTTCTTTACATAAATCATGGCAATAAATAGACCTTTTCCAAATATAAAACCATCTTCAAGAAGTTATACTCCTGGAGTTTATCCTCAAACAAAATTTGAATCACAGAATGGTGCAAAAGTTGTAATGAGATATGGCAATAAACAGGTAAATGCAAAATTAAATTTAGGTTTTACCAACATTACAGACACACAAGCAAATGAAATTTTAGATTTATATGAGGAAGTAAATAGTGATTATGACTATATTCTTTTTTCTGGAACCAATGCTTTAGCTGGAATAGATAATAATAATTTATTAAAAAAACAAGCAGAGGCTGATGATAGTTTTAAGTTAAGATATAGATTTGATGGTCCTCCTACAGTTACAAGTGTCAGACCTGGCATTTCTAATGTGCAATGTAAATTTGTCGCATGCCTTGATGGGGATTAGAATGAATTTAAAATTTACTTAAAACGATGTCTGGCTTTTATTCTGGTAAAGAAGGTGAATTACTGATAGATGGTACAAAAGTTGCCAAAGTCAGATCATGGTCTTTCACTTTCAATCAAGCAATATTAGAAACTGTATCTTTGGAAGATACTGACAGAACTATTATTCCAGGAATAAGAAGTTATACAGGTAATGCAAGTATCTACTATTATCAGGACACTGCTGGCGGTGGATCTGGAGCGTTAAGTACTCTTATCAACGGTATGATAAAAACTGGTAGTTCTGCTGGAGATGGTAATAATGCAGAAAGTTCTAAGGATTTGACTTTTAAATTAAAGTTTAAAGATGGTTCTACAAATGGTAGATTTATACAGTTTGCAGCACAGCCTACAAATATGACAATGACTAATTCTGTAGGAGAAATAATGGCTGCTGATGTGAACTTTGAAGTTAATGGAGCACCTACTGGCCTTGCTTTATAAATGGCTATATATTTTGGATCTACAGGTTTTATAGAATTAAGACGTGATGCGTTAAATTCAGATTTAGCGACATCATTAGATCCTGCTGATGTAAATATTACAAAGAAAAGATTTTCTGTAGATAATGCAGCAGGTTCTTTGATCACAGGAGATCAGATAGAAATAGAAACAGTAGACAAAAGTAATTTAGGTTTATTATCTGGACATGGCTTTCCTGACCTTCGTAGATTTATCCATATAGATGATATGGGAGGAATTAGATTATATGACACGTTTGCATCTGCATTGGCAGGAGAAGTATCTGGTGCGTTAACTCTTACAGCACCTTCATCAAAAAAAGATATTTTAATTAGAACAAGAGATACAAGATTTAGACCATTAGCTAAAATTACTGAATTTGAAATTACAACTACAAGAGATACTGTTGATGTAACAAACTTAGGAGAAGAATTTAGACAGCAATATGAGAATGGTCTTATCTCTGGGCAGGGAACAATACAAACAATATGGCAACATAGAAACTTTCAGTTAGATACAAAAGATTTTGCCAGTCCAGAATTTCCCGTTTATTTAAGTCAACTTTTGGTTCGTATGCAACAGGGTTCCGAATTTGAAGGTAGATTTTATGTTTACCACGACCCAACACAAAGCACTAATAGTGTTTGGTATCAATCTAATTGTGTAGTCACTAATGTTGCAGTATCAGTACCTGCTGTTGGAATTGTTGAAGCAAGAATAGAATTTGTAACAAATGGAGAGATTAGGTTACATAATGGAGTTCCACCTTCAT